GTTCCATCGCCATCGCCAGCGTTTGTTGGATCTACATAGAGGTTAAGTCCTGCAACATTACCTGTTAGTGATGTTGGTGCTACTTGACCGCCAGCGTTCATTGGCTGTGATGCTGTGTAGATTGGACGGCCTGCATCGTTTAGAGACATGATGTTTGACCATTGTCCTGTTGATACGACCATGTTGCGAGCGAATGGGTTAGGTAGTCCTGCTGTTGCTGCATAAACAGAAGCTGAACCGCGAGCAACAATTCCAAGCAATTCTGCTGCTGTTGGATATGTGACTGTTGTTGTTGCATCTGCTGTTGCACCTGAGATAAGTGCAGCGTTTACTGCTGCGTTGGTTGCCTTTGCGTAAGCTGCTGCCATGTTGCGTACTAGCTCATCGAAGAATGCTGGAGATGTACGATCTAGCAATTCAACAGAGAATGTCTGCTGTCCAGCGTACTTCTGTACTGAAACAGATAGGAAAGCAGCGTTCTGATCTGTGTCGCTAAACGCATCGCCTTCTGGCTCAATCGCAACAGTTGGTACTGCTGTGATCTTTGGAATCTCGAATGTCATACCTGCATCTGGCAATACTCCGCGTGAGATTGCATCGATTGACGGACGGATTGTTGTTGATAGTGGGTTGATGATTTCAGATAGCTGACGAGTTGGAACAAGTCCTGCGTTATCTGTTGTGTCATCTGCTGCGCGTAGGTATTGACGAGCATTGTCATCACCTAGAGCTGCGCGGATTGTGTTTTCTGCATACTTAGCTGCTGTTACTTCAATGCGTGGCTTTGTGTAGTATGCTGCTGAAACAGTTGGGCGAGCAGCTTCAACCGCTGGTGCTTCAACTGGTGTTGCTTCGACTGCTGGAGTGGTTTCTTCCACGGTGGCTGTCTCGCTTTCTGTTGGTTGGATTGTTTCTTCTACGGCAGATTCTTCTGCCGCAATATCAGTAACCTGAGCAGACTTAAATGCTGGCTCAGTTACTAAACTTACTTCGACCAAGCGAGCAGCGGATACATAAGTCACGCCATCCTTGATCTTTGACTTTAGGACTTCTGCCCCGATTGACAAACCTGATTGCAATCCTTCTTCTGCAAGGATTAGAGCTTCTGTTCCGCGCTGTGAGCGACTGATAGAAAACACCGCATCGATTGAGTTATCTGATTCGCTGAAAGAGACCATACGACCCAATGGCTTCTTGGTGTCATGCTGGCTTAGCAACTTGATTGCTTTAGGATCTTCGATAGCAATAGATCCAGATGCAAAGATTACTTTGCCCATGTTTGTAGATCCTGCTTCAACATTAAGCGGCACAATCTTGCCTGATACTGTGCGACTTGCTGAATCTGCTGTGAGATCAGCTGAGAAGGTAATTACTTGGTTCATTCTAGACCCATGCTTCCGTTAGGTGTTAGATCAGTCATTTCCATAGCCTGTTCTTGTGTGATGAGGTTCAGGCTAAGTAATTTTTCGATTACTGCTAGTTCTTCCATTGGATCAGTGCGCAAGAAGTTTTTATCAATATCAAACTTCACTACATTGCCACGAGCAGTAATATCATCCATAGACAAACGATCTTCAATCGCTGTAATGAATGGCTGTAAAGATAGTGTCAAGAATTGCTTGCGCTCATCTTGGACATTGGCATAAGTCATTGAGTTATTCTGATCTGCTGAAACATAGTAAGCAGGCACGTTACATAGACGAGCAATTTCAGTAGCAAGATTAAAGATTGCTTCTCCGTACATCATGTCTTTAGGTGAGAATGAGACTGGGTTATATTCTAAAGTCGATGTTAGGTATGCAGTTGAGCGATTGTTACGAGCAGTACGCCATGCAGCAAGTAATCCTGAAACTTCTTTAGGATCAAGGTCTGCGCCTGTGTTCTTAATGTAACCAGTTGCCATTGGAGTAGCTGCTGCGATTGCTGCTGCCTTCTGCACATCGATAGCAGCGCGAATTGTTGAAGCACCGGTGTTCAAGATGCCATCACTTAATGACTGGAATGTAACAAGAGATCCAAGACCATCCATCGGTAATGTGATTCCATCAACTGCATAAGATCTAACAAAAGTATTTGTGCTATCAAGAGTAATCGTTACTCGATTGTTAGCAATCCACTCAAAGCGAGATGGTCTGCCATCTTCCTGATAAACCTCGACAACTTTCCAGAAGGCTTGACCATATAGAAGAAGTGAATCAACAGTCCACGCAATAGTTACTGATCGTGGCTGTGAATATGAAGGCTGCTCTAACCATGCAGGTGAGCCAAGTTCTTCGTTAGTAGATTTTCTGTAAAGCTCTAATGGGATTGCTCCGATAGTGCCAGCAAGTAAATTGCGGCAACGCATAAGTGCTGGAACAGACATCGCTTCTGTTCTGCCGATGTATGCAGTCTGGAATGGCATTGCATAAGGTGAATACTCACCAAGCACCTGAGGTGCAGACTGTGCTTCTAGTAAAGGCTTAGATTCTAGACCAAAGGCTTGCAATAATTTACCCATAGACATAAATGGTAGCACATGTCAAGCATTTGACATATTACATAGGGTGTGTCTAGGTGTAAATCTGTGGCTTAGGCTGAGGAATCATCAACTTGCTAACACACATTGCAAGTGAAATTGGCGCGCTAATATCGCCGCTGCTGCGCCTTTTTATGATTCTCCAAGCTGAGTCATTTTGCTTAGCGGCGGTATTCTGAAATTGTTCTATGAGCGATTTTTGCCCATTGTGAACGACCCTAAGGTTGGTCAATCCTTCAAGCAAGTCCCCACACGCTTTATAGAACTGCTGACCCGAAACGTCTTCCACGATCACGCCAGAATTGGAGAGCCTGTCCGCAATAGTTTGTGTGGCGTATTTGTCAAAGCAGACTAGACGCGGCTTATATATGTCAGCCCATCCCTTTATACTTGCCGCCATCTTTAGCTCATCGATAGCAACCTGAGAGCTGTAAGTCTCCAAGATCCCGATGCCAATCCGTCCGTCAGGAAGCAATTGACCTGCGGTGAGACTTCCGTTTCTACGAGACGGACTGACATCGAAACCAAATATAGTATAAGCCCCTGGAGTCATTTCAAGAGTGCTATCTGAACTGTTTTCAAGTATCTCTGTGCTGAACGGGCAATTCAATGCGCTTATCCATTGGCACAAGGTCTCTGTGCGAGCAGCATCGGCAGTTGAAGATGCGATAGTTTCCTCAATGGCTTCTACGCTGATCAGGTAGCCCATCGATGGATTCGCAAGCGCCCATGCATTTTTATCCCAGATGTCGCAAAAATCAGGTGCAGAATACTCGTAGTAACCAAGGCTCTTAGGTGGGTAATTTTTACAAGCCTCGTGCAGCGAATTCAGTTCTGTGGAATATGCATCACCTGCATTGGATGTAAAAAGTCGTTGGCTGTTCATTCTTGCAAGCGTTACGCTTTTGGCTGCATCCATGGCGGCTGAACTGACCTCGCGTAACTCATCGATCCAGAGAAAATCTGCGGTTCGACCACGCGCTCCATCGGATGTCGCTGCTGCCACTTCAAGCTGCGCTCCATTAGCCAAGATGATTCGTTCATCGCCATTCGTGCGCCGAATACCCTTCTTAGGGTCTCCATCTTTAAGCTGCGCCCTCATCCAGTCATTGCGCTCGATGATGTCTGCCATGATGTTGAAGGACTTCATTGCCATAGCTCTATTTGAGGACATAATCAAGATGTCCTTCTCACCGAACATAAACAGCCCTGCTAAACAGCGCATACGCGCTAGATGGCTCTTTCCTGACTGCCTAGCAATAAGCAACAGGTTTGTCTTACGAATAAACATCTGATTCTTATCCACAGTACACATGTCATCAAGAATAAGACGTTGCCAGTCGAGTAAAGGCTGACCAATACGCTCCGCTAACTCGGCAATCTGTGTGCCTTTAGTTTCGCCCTTCAACCATGGGCTGTGAAGCCTTGGTTTCAATGCCCCTCGTAGGGGTTTGCTCTTTCTGGTCTTAGTTGTCATTGACTCGGACTAGGTCGAAGCTTAAACGGACTGTCTTGGTGAATCTCGGACTGTGTCAGGGAGAGATCGGAAGAAAAGACAGGGGGGGTAGCCGTCTGTGCTAAAAAAACCCCTTCATTGAGCGCACCCTTGCGCAGGTTGCATGACTTGCATAACACTCTTAGATTATCAAGGCTGTGGTCTCCACCTGCCTTGCGTGGGATGATG